CAAATTCGCCCCAAATGGGCAGTAGATTTTGCTATAGAATATGTCAATGCCCAAGGTGTTATGTTTGAAATTTTACATTTTGAATATGATTTTTTTGATTACAATCAGTATGAAGAATCTAAGTCTCGTTACGAATCTGTGTTTCTAAATGCCGATTGGGACGATTGGGCTCAAAGAGTATATCGTAAAAGACATGAATGGGAACACTTGGAATTTTTTGAACAGAGCAAATGGAAGTGTCTATTTTTTGGTATAGAACCGGAAAACTTTGGGCAGACAATTTGGCACTTGGTTTAAAAGAAAGGCAATCCGCTCTTTTTTGTTGTCTCTAAGTTTTCGCTGATCAATTCAGAAATAATCTCTCTTTCTTGTGCACTGAGATTCAACGCTTCGCCGTAAGTCAGCCCGCCGCGCATATACCAGCAAAACTTAATTAACTCTTTTTTTATTATTTTTACTTCGTTTTCGAATCGGTCAACCAACTTTGAAATCTGTTCGGCATTGAGATTTAAGAGTTGGTTGCGAAAAAATTTGCCATATCTAACACAAATTCTTGTTGATATTGATGTTCACACTCAACACATTTGATTTGTAAGGGCTGAAAGTCACTGGCTGTTTTCAATTTTGCAATATGATCTCGTATGAGGTTGAATTTTGATTTATCGCAGTTTTCCAAATATTCTGCTATGTAAGATGATTGATCAACAGTAAAATCGGGCCCTTGAATAGATCGCACACATAGTGCAATGGCTTTCATTGTAAGTTTGGTTATTTTCTTAAAGCTTTCACTGATGGTTTTTAATTTTTCTTCATTGTTAATATCACTTTGTTGCACTAGCTGCATGAGTTTTTGATCTTCAAATTGCAGTATGTTACTGTCATTGATTTGCTTGTAATTTAAAGGTTGAAAACTGATAATCAAGTCATCAATACTTAAAGTTTCATCATAGTCTGGACATTTTAGTGTGTCTAAAACAGTACGAAGATCCAAATTAAATTCGTGACTGTTTCCGCATTTTGGGCAGGTACTGCTAATACCCATACTGTGACCGTATGTTGCTATTCGTATTCCTCCCAGTATGGCATTGAGATCAACACTGGGTATGGCCCAGGGATTTCTAATAGATGGTACACAACTGCCAATAATGTCAACGATAGCAGATCCATTGAATAAGGCATCGGGTGTACGGCTAGTAATTTCGTCATTGGCTGTCATGGGCAATACTGCCAAATCCTTATTGGGCGGCATTACAATGCTATTGGGCTCATACCATCGCCCTAGGCTAGGCAATCTTATGTAAATGCTGGGTTGACGAAAATATTTCTTTAAGGGATTATCAGAAAAGTGCATTTTTTTGTAACCATAAATAATGTATATTTATTGAGATCCTATGGCCGCTGATAATTTGGATGATTTTAACCGTGAGATTGAAGAACTTAGACGCACTATGCGTCTGTTTGGCCAAGATGTTGACAGTTCTGCAAATAGCCTTAAAAACTTTCGCCAAGGTGCTAGCTCATCAATAGGCGACTTAGCTAGAGCAACTGGAAATTTTGTACTAACTGTTGGAAGAGGAAATACAAAATTTTCTTCGTTAAATGGTGTGATAGATGCCACCACCTCGACTTTAGGAAAACTAGCACAGTCTATTCCTGTCATCGGCGGAATAGTAAAAGGTATTACAGATGGGCTAGGGGAAGCTAGTAAATTTGTCATCGATCAATTAGATGAAGTAGGTGATATATTTGCTGATTTCAGCAAAGTTGGTGCATTAACTGCAGAAAATTTAGATGGTCTAAGTCAGCAATTTCAACTATCTGGACAAAGTTTACAGAATTTTCGTAAAACCATTATAGAAAATAGCGTGACCTTTGCACAGTTCGGCGGGATCGTAAGTCAAGGTGCAAATACATTTTTAAGTTCAGTGGGTAAGTTAGCCGATCCAGCAAGCACATTAGGTGATTCTCTTAGGAAATTAGGTCTCAACACTGAAGATATAGTAGAAACCGGCGCAGCATATGCCAGACAGCAGGTATTGCTAGGTAGAAATGAATTTATTACACAGCAAAGCCTAACTGATGGTACACGAAATCTTGCTTTAGAAATGGATAGATTAGGTAAAATCACTGGTGCGAATAGAAAACAATTGCAAGAGCAGCGAGAAGCAGAATTACGAGAAGGTATTTTCGGTGCATCAATAAGGGAAATGGAAAGAGCCGGGCAAGGAGAACTTGCCAAACAAATACAAAATACCAGTAACATTTTAGGATCACTTGTTAGCCCAGAAGTAGCGCAGGGTTTTAGGGATTTAATGTCGGGTTTTCCCGGCACCGCAGAAGCTCAAAAATTAATTCAAAGTACCGGCGGTGAAGCACAGAGAGTATTGGATGATTTGCGCTCAGGTAGAACCACTGATATAGATGCAGTAAGAAGATTGTCCGGTTCGGCTAAGAATTTTGAAATAGTAGTTGATCAATTTGCCAGAGTAGGCGGAGAGGCTTCTGGGGTCTATCTAAGAGCCACCGATCAAACAAGATTAGCTAATCTCAGTATAAAAGACCAAACAGATTTAGAAAAACAATTAGCTGCTATTAGAGAAAAACAGCAAGGCGAGCAAAATAAATTAACCAATAATTTTGTAAGTGCTAACAAAGAATTACAAGTTTTAAATCGACAAATTAATCTACTGTCCTTTCAGGCATTAGGATCTGCTGCTGTGGCTGTTGATGCTTTTGCCAGTACAGTCAATAATGCTGTTAATTATATTGCAAAGAAATTAGGTATAGAATTACCCGCAATTCAGCGAACTGGTGCGTTCCGTGGTAGTCCTGCAGCAGGTTCTATGGGACCCATGGGCAGTGCAACTGCTACTGTGCCCGAGATACAAGCAGCAAGATCACAGGCTGGTTTACCTGTTTTACAGGGCGCAGCACTAGGAGCGGCAGAACGACAACAACAGGCAATGCAAAGAGCTCGTGAAAGTGGTCAACCTGTTCTTCGATCGCCGACTATGGAAAGAGCTACATTGCCAAGTATCGCACCCGAAGTCGAAGCAGGACAGCCAACTCTCCCGGCTTCTCGCGCTGCAAATGTCAGAGATATTTTAAATCTAATAGGGCGGGCAGAGAGCAACAACAATGCAGATGCAGTATGGCCTAGCACAGTAATTCCAGGATTGTCAAGTATGCCTGTTTCGGAAATTTTGTCTTTGCAAAATCAAAGGTTACAACAAGGTATTCAAAGTTCAGCAGCAGGCAAATACCAAATTACTCGTGGAACTCTGAAAGATTTGATCGGACAAGGCGTTGTCGGTCTTGGTGATATTTTTAATACAACTACTCAAGACGAGGCTGCACTGGCATTATTGACTCGTAGAGGTCTTTATGACTATCAACGGGGAAATCTTACTGGTAATCAATTTGCTAATAATTTAGCAGAAGAATTTGCAGGATTACCCGGGCCCAACGGTTCTTCTATGTACGGCGGACTAAACCGGGCTACTGTAAGCCGCAAAGAAGTTATTGATATTTTAGGTGCCAGATACGGCGGAATAATGTCTGGACCGACCAGTGGTTATAGAACAACATTGCATGGTACAGAAGCAGTTATACCATTGGCCGGTGGTCGTAGTATTCCTGTCGAAATGCCAGGATTTAACGATAATCTTAGACGATTAGCGGAAATCATGATGACTCAAAATAGTAGACTGGATGATCTAGTTGATATGATGCGTGTTAATAACAATCTCAACAAAGATATGTTGCGATATCAACGAGCATAACCATAAATAAAAATATTGAGAAAACCCAATGAGCTGGAAAAAATATTTCAAAGTCGCTGATCTCAGCGGTAGATTAAGTCCTATTAACGGTGGCCGTGATCAGGGTTTACCTGGGTATGGGCGTAACGATGGCCGTGGTGTGAGTGCGACAGAAACTGATTTTAGTTTTAAAAACTATGCCAGCCGATTACCTGAAGTTTATTCAGGTCATCCAAACAGGATTGAGCGTTATAATCAATATGAAAACATGGACTCAGACAGTGAAATCAACGCCTGTTTGGATATCATTGCAGAATTTAGTACACAGCTTAACGAACAAAACAACACACCTTTTGATGTAAACTATCTAGATAAACCCACAGATCACGAAATTGAAATTATCAAAAAACAACTACAGCAATGGGTTAAACTCAACGAATTAGATCAGAGAATATTTAAATTATTTAGAAATACCATCAAGTACGGCGACCAAGTTTTTATCCGTGACCCAGAAACTTTTAAAATGTTCTGGGTTGATATGAGTAAAGTCAGTCGTGTAATAGTAAACGAAAGTGAAGGTAAACGGCCTGAACAATATATTATCCGTGATATCAATCCTAACTTTCAGAATCTCACAGTAGCAGCAAAAACCACAACTGATTTCATGGTTAATCCACCTACCGGCGGGTATATGGCCAGCACAGCTTATACTATGCCTAATCAAGCCTACGATAATCAAAGTAGATTTACCCGCGCAGTAAACGAAACTTGTATTGATGCCAAACATGTTATACATCTCAGCTTAAATGAAGGTTTGGATACATTCTGGCCATTTGGTCGTAGTATACTAGAAAACATTTTTAAAGTATTCAAACAGAAAGAACTGTTGGAAGATGCCATATTGATTTATCGTGTACAACGAGCACCCGAGCGTAGAGTGTTTAAAATCGATGTGGGCAACATGCCCAGTCATATGGCCATGGCATTTGTGGAGCGGGTCAAAAATGAAATGCATCAGCGCCGCATACCCACTTATAATGGCGGTGGACAAAGCATGATGGACAGTTCTTATAAT